ACGGATTTGTGTTGTTGTCGGTGACAAGTGGCGGCAACAACTACCCTGTCACCAACATCACGGCATCCAATTTGGTGCTGAAAAACTGCATCGACGGTATTGAGTTTGACACCACTGCTGGTGCGTTCACTGATGCTGTCCGTGATATTGCGATCACCAACGTGGTCACGCAAAATCATTTTTTTGCTGGCATCACGATTGAGCAATACTCCAAGCGCGTCCGTATTGCAAATGTGATCACGCGCACCTCGGACTATGGTGTGATCAACATTGGCGACGATGTGATTTTCGACAATGTGACGAGCATTGGATCGAACCACAACTGTTTTGCCAACCAAGGTGGCACCAGCGTGGTGTTCAACAACTGCACCGCGGCACTTCCGTACTCGATCAACTTTGTCGGATTTGAGAACAATGTCGGCCAGTCGATTGTTCGCACCCCGAACTATGGTTCTGGCATCACGACCAACAAGACGCGCAACACTGCCGGTACTCAGACAATCGAGGACATTTCTGTGCTGAACACGCAGACCTCGACGACTCTGAGTTATCTTCGACGCCAGTTGGTCACGCAGATTGAAGCCATTACTGGCAGCAATTCTGTTGTTGCTGCTTATTTTGGCACTGACAACCCATCGGCAACCACAATGGCTGATTGGTCTAAAAACGCAAGTCATACAGCTACTTTCCGCGATGCTGCACTGAACGCGGAACCCGCACCTCTTGTTGGCCCACTGGGTATGGGCAACGAGATGACTTACAACGCGGCGCATCTGTGGAACACCCCAGACGCAGCAGACCTGAGTTTTGGCAACGGTGCAACCGACAGCCCGTTTTCGGTCATGTCATTGTGCAAGCCGCTTGTGTTGTTCATTGGGCAGGTTGCTGCCAAGTATGACGACACCACGGCTTCGCCACAGCGTGAGTGGTATTTCCAACTGACCTCCTCGTCCGGTCTGTATTTCAACGTGACCGACAACTCGACTGGTGGATATTTGATGCGCCGTGACAGCAACTCGCTGTCGCCGTATGACAACGTGTGGACGACATTCACTGGCACGTACAGTGGTTCGGCAACGGCTGCTGGGTTGAAGGTGTACATCAACAACACCGAAACCACCAACAGCGATATTTCAGCCGGTGCATACACCGCAATGGAAAACACCACGGCAAAAGTTGGCAATTACCGGCTGAACACTTCTGGCGCATCGCAGCATGGTCTGTACGCCAATGTGGCTTGCACGTTAATTTTTAATGTGCAGTTGTCGGCTGCAAACGTGGCTGCTGTTCGATCTCTGCTCACGGGCTATTTTGGAGTCTAAGGAACAATCATGGCTGATTTAAAAATCTCACAACTGACAGGTGCAACGACTCCGCTTGCGGGCACGGAAGTTGTCCCACTGGTGCAATCCGGTACAACCAAAAAAGTTGCAGTATCCGATTTGACCGCAGGACGCGCAGTTAGCGTATTGAGTCTGACTGCTACGGATTTGACCGCTTCTTCTGCCGTTGCCACTGATGCCAATAAAAAGTTGGTCAGTGTTACAAACACCGGCACCGGCAACAATGTGTTGGCAACAAGCCCAACGCTTACCACCCCCAATATTGGTGTGGCTACTGCGACCAGTGTTAACTCGGTGTACCAGAAAGTTCTGACGGCATCGCTTGCCGCACTCAGTACAAAAACCTTGACGATCACGATGTCCGGTCATGCCGCACAATTTCAAATCGTGGCCGATGTTGGGGGTAACGGCGCAGGTTCGCTGATCCTTCAAGCGCAAGGCTTATTGTCGAACTCCAACTATTATTCGCTGGTGGAGAGCGGCAAGAAAAGCTATCTGAACATCACAATGGGTTCAGGGACTGCCGGAAACGGAACAATTACGGTCAGCATCGTAAATGCTGCTGCCAGTGCAGGTACCGTGACAGTTCTTGGAACCAGTGACGGCGATTTCAGCATCGCTGTCGCATAATCAACAATCTTGACACCCGGGTGACTGGGTGTCAAGATAACCACTGTACCGGCCCAGTAGACCGGGGTTCCAATGGAACATGAAATGAATGATGAAGTCCAAAACCTAGCGGAAGTAGACTCCGCGCCAGCCCCCGAGGTGACGGCCACCACGGATCAGGCACAAAACGCGCCGGAAGTCGCTGACCAAAGCAACGAGCAAATCGAGGAGAAAAAGTTCTCCCAGGCTGAACTCGATGCAATGATCGGCAAGCGCCTTGCAAGAGAGCAACGTAAGTGGGAACGTGAGCAGCAAGCGAAGCTGGCCGAAAGGCAAGCAACGCAGTCGGTGCCCGCAGAGTTACCGCCCGCTGACCAGTTCGAGTCCCCTGAAGCCTATGCAGAAGCACTGGCCGTCAGGAAAGCCGAAGAACTGATTGCGCAGCGAGAACTCCAAAAGCAACGCGCTCAGATTGAGGACGCCTACGCAGAGCGTGAGGAAGATGCTCGGGCCAAGTACGACGACTTTGAACAGGTCGCCTACAACCCGAACCTCCGAGTCACCGATGTGATGGCCGAGACAATCAAGGCGTCCGACATCGGACCTGATCTGGCCTATTGGCTGGGCAGCAACCCAAAAGAAGCTGATCGCATCTCGCGTCTGTCGCCGCTCCTGCAAGCGCGTGAAATTGGGAAGATCGAAGCCAAACTTGGTGCCGAACCTCCCCAAAAGAAAACCACGTCTGCGCCCGAACCGATTCGCCCGGTGAGCGCCCGTGCCGTGAACCCCGGTGTCACTGACACCACCGATCCTCGGTCTACCCAGACCATGAGTGCATCGGAGTGGATCGCAGCCGAGCGTCAACGACAAATCGCCAAGATGCAGGCGCAACGCAACCGCTAATTAAGGACATTCAATCATGGCAAACAGCCTTCTTACTATTGACATGATCACGCGCAAATCTCTGGAGATTCTGGAGAACAACCTCGTGATCACCCGCAACGTGAACCGCCAGTACGACGACAGTTTTGCTGTTAACGGCGCAAAGATCGGTTCGACCCTGCGTATCCGCCTGCCCGACCGCGCTCTGGTGACCGATGGTGCCGCCCTGCAAGCACAGGACGACAACGAGCAGTACACCACCCTGACCGTGGCCTCGCAGAAGCACGTTGGCATCAACTTCACCTCTGCCGAACTGACCATGCAGTTGGACGACTTCGCAGAGCGTGTGCTGAAGCCTCGTATCAGCCAGTTGGCATCCACCGTGGACGCTGACGTTGCCAATGCGTTCAAACTGGTCGGCAACTCTGTCGGTACTCCTGGTTCGGCCCCCAGCACCGCTCTGGTGATGCTGCAAGCCCAACAGAAGCTGAACGAGAACGCTGCCACCATGTCGCCGCGCTACCTGACCGTGAACCCCGCCGCCAACGCTGCGCTGGTGAATGGTCTGTCCGGCTTCTTCAACCCCACTGACGTGATCTCCCGCCAGTTCAAGAACGGCATGATGGGTGAGCAGGTTCTGGGCTACGATGAAGTGAACATGAGCCAGTCGATCAAGGCATTTACCGTGGGCACCCGTACCGCTACTGGCGGCACGACCTCGGCTGCTGTGACCACTGAAGGTGCGACCACTATCGCCATCACTGGCGCTGGAAACGCTGCCACCGTCAAGGCTGGTGACGTGTTCACTGTGGCTGACTGCTACGCTGCAAACCCCCAGACCCGCGAATCCACTGGTTCGCTGTTCCAGTTTGTCGCCCTGGCTGACGTGACTCTGGGTTCCAGTGGCGAAGGCAACATCACTGTGGCCCCGATCTACTCTGGCAGCAACGCTCTGGCGACTGTCGTGAGCCTGCCGGGTAACAGCAAGGCTGTGACGTTCGTTGGTGCTTCTGGCACGACCTACGCTCAGAACCTCGCCTACCACCGTGACGCCATCGCGTTCGCCACCGCTGACCTGCTCCTGCCGCAAGGTGTGGACATGGCAAGCCGTGCCGTTCACAACGGTATCAGCCTGCGTGTGGTTCGCCAGTACGACATCAACAACGACCGGATGCCCTGCCGTGTTGACGTTCTGTACGGCTACAACACGATCCGTCCGCAGATGGCCTGCCGCATGTGGGGCTAATCCGAAACCGGGGGCTTCGGCCCCCGTTTCTCGAACTCATTCTTGAAAGGAAATCATCATGGCTCTCCCTAACGGTGCAGGCGGTTATCAAGTCGGTGCAGGCAATCGTGCCGAAACCATCATGGGCGCTTTTGCCGCGCCTCAGACTGCCACTTCCACGGCTACCCTGACTGCTGCCCAGATCACTGGTGGTATGCTGGTTGCCAACCCCTCGACCTCTGCTGCGACCTATACGCTGCCGACCGCTGCTCTGATTGACGCTGCTGTTCCCAACGCCACCGTTGGTAGCACTTTCGATCTGAACGTGGTCAACGTGGGTACGTCGTCTGGCACGGTGACTCTGGCTACCGCCACCGGTCTGACCGATGGTGGCAATGCTTTTGTCGCCGTTGCCATCACTTCCAGCGCCGCTTTCCGATTCCGCAAGACCGGTGATGCAGCTTGGACGGTCTACAAGATTGCCTAAATCTTGAGCAAGAAGTAAAACGGGGCTTCGGCCCCGTTTTTACATGGAGATCTCAATGAACATCGTACTCGTACATCCTATCTACGGCGCCAAAGTTGCCATCAATGAACTGGAAATGGAGCAGGATGTCAAAAACGGCTGGACGCGCTACAATCCTGACACGCCCGTCGAGGTGGCACCCGAGCCGGTGGCTGAAGCGCCCAAGCGCAAGTACACCCGCAAAGTGACCGAACAACCCATCGAACAGCCCAACGAAGTCCCCTCTTTCCTGACTTCGGCAAGCGACGAATCCGAAGGAAGCTGAAATGGCAACGACTGCGGGCGATCAAATCAATCGAGCACTCAGGCTACTTGGTGTTCTGGCCGAGGGGGAAACTCCGTCAGCGGCGACAAGCCAGGATGCGTTGCTGGCTTTCAACCAAATGGTTGACTCGTGGAATACCGAGCGGCTTGCGGTTTACGCCACGCAGGATCAAGTTTTCAGTTGGCCAGCAGGCGAGATTCTCCGTACTCTTGGCCCCACTGGTGACTTCGTGGGCAATCGCCCCGTGCTGCTCGATGACGCCACCTACTACCGCGCCCCCAGCGGTGTGTCGTATGGCATCAAGTTCATCAATCAAGACCAGTACAACGGCATTGCGGTCAAGACGGCTACATCGACCTTCCCGCAGGTCATCTTCGTCAACGAGACATTCCCCGATGTCGAGATGTACATCTATCCCAAGCCGACACAGGATCTTGAGTGGCACTTCATCTCGGTTGAAGAACTGACGCAACCTGCGCTGATCACGACCCAATTGTACTTCCCGCCCGGATACATGCGGGCCTTCACCTACAACTTGGCGATGGAGATCGCCCCCGAGTTTGGTGTGGAGCCAAGCCCACAGGTGCAGCGCATCGCCATGACCAGCAAGCGTAACCTCAAGCGCATCAACAACCCGAACGACATTATGAGCCTGCCCTACGGTGTCGTGGCGAACAAGCAGCGGTTCAACATCTACAGTGGCAATTTCTGATGAAGACCCCGATCCTCGGCTCCGCGTATGTGGCCCGTAGCGTCAATGCTGCGGACAACCGCATGATCAATTTGTTCCCCGAGATCATTCCCGAGGGTGGCAAAGAGCCTGCGTTCCTGAACCGCGCCCCCGGCCTCAAGCTGAAAGTGTCTGTGGGCCTCGGGCCGATCCGGGGACTGTGGGAGTTCAACGGTAACCTGTACGTGGTCAGCCGCGACAAGTTGTACAAGGTGGACTCCACCTACACCGTGACCACACTGGGCACCGTGGCGGGCACCAGTGGGTCGGTCAGTATGGCCGACAACGGCACCCAGTTGTTCGTGGCTTGCAATGGCCCCAGCTACATTTATAACGCCACGACCAACGCTTTTGCCCAGATCACAGACAGTGACTTTCCTGGTGCTGTCACGGTGGCCTACCTTGATGGTTACTTCGTCTTCAATGAACCGAACAGTCAGAAAATCTGGGTGACCAGCTTGCTGGATGGTTTGAGCGTGGACCCACTGGACTTTGCCAGCGCCGAAGGCTCCCCGGACGGTGTGGTCGGCATCATCGCGGACCATCGGGAGATCTGGGTATTCGGCACCAACTCGGTCGAGGTTTGGTACAACAGCGGCAACGCTGACTTTCCACTATCGCGCATCCAGGGTGCGTTTAACGAATTGGGTTGTGCCGCAGCATACAGCATCGCCAAGATGGATAATGGCCTGTTCTGGCTGGGCAAAGACGCCCGGGGTCAGGGTATCGTCTACCGGGCCAACGGCTACACCGGACAGCGCATCTCGACCCACGCTGTCGAATGGCAGATTCAGCAGTACGCCGACATGTCGGACGCCATCGGCTACACGTACCAGCAGGACGGTCACAGCTTCTATGTGCTGATCTTCCCGAGTGCCAACACAACATGGGTCTACGATGTGGCAACGCAAGCATGGCACGAGCGGGCCGGGTTTGCCAATGGCGAGTTCATCCGGCATCGTGGTAACTGTCAGGCGTTCTTCCAGGGTGATGTGCTGGTGGGCGACTACCAGAATGCCAACGTTTACTCGTTCGACCTTGAGGACTACTCAGACAACGGCAGCATCCAGAAGTGGCTGCGGTCGTGGAGGGCGCTGCCCACCGGTCAGAACAATCTCAAGCGCACTGCTCAACACAGCCTCCAGCTTGACTGCGAGACTGGTGTGGGTCTGAACCTCGACCAGGGCAGCGACCCGCAGGTCATGCTGCGTTGGAGTGATGACGGTGGTCACACATGGTCAA